CGCTTACCAGCAAATCAAAGATTTCAAGGGTAATACCTGCCACAACGGAAAGCCCATCAATAGCATTGTTCACAAACTGCTGGAAAGCATTACTGTTTGCAATTTCGTTCAATCTGTTCAAAACAGGCTGAAACGCCATCAAAGCGGTGTTCTGAAACGAAGTCCAAATCTGTGAAAATGTTTTCGGCATACTCGCAAATTTTTCATTAGTTTCGTCAGCCGCCGCAAACATAGCCGCTTTCACAATGTCAGCCGTGATTGCACCGTCTGCCGCCATATCTTTCAACTGACCTTTGGGAACTTCCATATAATCAGCGATAGCCTGAATAATATTCGGGGCTTGCTCCAAAATGGAATTGTATTCTTCACCACGAAGAACACCCGAACCCATAGCCTGTGTAAGCTGCAACATAGCGGCATCAATGCCCGCCGCTTCCGTTCCGGCAATGGTGAACTGCTTGTTGATTTGTTCCATGAACGCAACGATTTCTTCCGAACTGCCGAAAGCATCGCCCGCCATAAGTCCAAGTTTGGAAACAGCATCAGCCGTTGCCTGATAAGAACCCCTTGCCCGTTCAGCGGACAAATAAATCATGTTCTGCAAGTCCTGTGTGGTCTGCAATCCATCATTCATCAGGTTCAAACGGGCGGTTGTTGAAGTCAGCGTGTCAGACAGGTCAAGGGCTTTTCCCACGGTCTGAACCGTAGCGTAAGCCGCAACAGCACCTTTAATTGTGTTCATCAGGTTGTCGGCGTTCACAACACCTTCATTGATTTCCTGATTGAAACGCCCCTGTTCGTCCACATTGTCACGGATATAGTGTTCAGTGTTGCCGATTGTTTGCGACAACCGCAAATAGGCTTCATTCGCCGCCTGAACATCCATATCAGCAACAGCACGGTTCAAATTCTCCTGTTCCTGAACCGCCTGATCCAACTGCCCCCTCAACCGTTCCAGTTCCGCATTTGCGGTTTCCGTTCCAATATTCAGGGGATTGTTTTCTATTTGCTGAATACGCTGCTGGATAGCCTGTAAACGGCTTCCCATTCTCCCCATATCAGCAACAGCATTTTCCGGGAACAGGTTGGTTTGTGCTGCTGTGCTTACAATGCGTTCCTGTGTGGCGTTCAAAGTGTTCAACATATTATTTGCACTTTGAACTTCCTGTTGAAATCTATCTACACCCGTAGAAGTAAAAACTTCCAAACTGTCCGTTTTCCAAACAACAGGGATTTCAACAGGCGGCGTTGGAATGTCCACGGGGGCGGTAGGTGTTGGAATCGTGGGGGCTTCTACACCCTGCATAGCTGCATCCAATTCCTGAACTGCAATCGTAGCCTGATTGATAGAATCCCGTGCGGCTTCAATGGAAGAAGTGTCAACCTGTGCGTTCATGCTTTGGTGTAAATCTTCCATAGCGGAAAGCCCAAGATTTACGGAATTGATAACCTGATACAGAACACTTGTGAAATTGTCCTGCAATTCAATAGCGGTTCTGATTGTAGCCATGTGGATCACCTACCTTTCTTTTTAGATTTTCGCTTTGCTTCCTTTTCTTTTTCCTTGTCATTTTTGATTTTGACCTTTACCGCCGCTACAACAAAGGCTTTTTCCTGTTCATCCATAGCAAGGAAAACGGAAGGTAGAATGTGCAATTTCAGAAGGGCATAGTAAGCATAATTCGCTTCCCAATCCCCTTCTTCTATTAGTTTTTTGCTTCTTCAACCTTATCCTCAAAGGAAACATTGAAGCCCTGAAACTTCTGCACATAGGCGGCAAGGTCATTGTATTCACCCGGATCATCAACCATAGCAAGCAGAAGTTCCTCCGGGGTCTTTACGCCGTAGCTGTCCTGAAGCTCTGCATCGTACAGATCAGGGGTAACAACGGAAGCCGCAATCATGCGCTGAATGTAAAGGCTGGACTTCATCTTCTGACGGTACATACCCGGCTTGCCAGTAACGGGAATTTCAATGGTGCAACTCTCCCTGATTTCCTCGTTTTCTTTGGAAGTGATATGCTTGAATTCCCAATTAAGGGGGTTGCCCTGTTCATCACAAAGGGATTTGGTGACAGGGTGCATTTCGTTAGCCTTTACCTTCTTATTGGCTTTCATAAATTTGCTAAATTTAGACATTTTACATTCTTCCTTTCTTATTTATCAAGGGCAATATAAAACCCCTTATATGAGCCTATATAAAGCCCACATAAGGGGTTATTACCCGCCGTGTCAGTGATTAGTTAGTAAGAAAACCGTCCAAGTCCTTGAACGCTTCCGGCATCTTGAAGTCCTCAAAGGTGAAATCCATATCTTCATCAAGATATTCACCATCTGCATCAAACTTTGCAAGAATGCCGCCGTCAATGTTGCAGTCAATCAGGATCATGGTCTGTCTGCCAGCCCCGGAAGTAGGATCTTCATTGGAAATCTGAATTTCAAAATAAATATCCTCGCCCGTGTCCTTGTACTGAATCATCATCTGACGGAAGATAGAAGTGTTATAGTGGAAGGTTGCCGAACCCGTACCCTTCCAGCCGGAAGCCTTGTTGCCCTTACCAGTCTTGCCAAGAATGGGAACTTCCGTTTTCGTCTTTTCAAACTTTGCTTCCAAATTGATTGCCTGCATAAAGTTATAACGGCGTGTGCCGATAGTAACAAAGCATTCAGCTAAAGCCGCAAAGACGGTATCTTTCGCTTTCATAGTCACATTCTGAATCATGCCTTTTCACCCCTTTCCTTACGCAACGGTGACGGTCATATACAGTTTAGACATTGCATTCACAACGGTAACTGCATCCGTCACAACAACAGATTTCTTTGTGTTGCCCTGTTCCACAACAACATCAGAATCAGCGAAATCTTCAATCGCTCTGATTTCTTCAAGCTGTTCATGGTGCTGGACAATATCCGACCAAAGGGAAGTTCTGCCCGCCGCATCGTTGGGAACAACGCCCAAATATTTGGCGTTGAACAGAACCGCAATATCGTTTGCAATCTGATCGATCACACGCACGGTCTGATTGTCCTTGAATACATCGCCCTGCGTGTCGGAAGTAGTAACCATAGTGTTAATATCTTCAAGCACACGCACATCAGAACCGACCTTGTGAAGCATGAACTCACCCGCATCAATCGCTTTCTGCAAGTCAGTCTGCGTATAATCGGTATCAACGGTGAATTCGCCGTTGTACTTCTTGTTCTGATTGGACTTGTTCACCTTGCAACCAGCGGAAACGCCAGTCACCCAATAAACAAGGGCTGCTTCACTCCAACCATCATCAAGAACCTTGTTCTTAACGCTGATTGTGCCATAATAGTCAGCGGAAGCGTACTGATAAAGCACAAGCTGAAACTTGATACCCATTTCATCACGCAAACGCTTCACAAAGGAATTGAACAGCCCCCTTGTGGTATCGTCCGTAACCACAACGCCCATAGTGTTGTAGGTGTAGGATTCAATCTTATCAAGATACTTCTGATAAGCCGTGCCGTTCACCGTGCCGTTCGTACCGCCCGCAAGCGGGGTTGCTGCCGTAACCTCCAGCGTTGCGGAAGTCTTGAACTTCACGAAATCATTTGCGACAAGTTCATCCGCCTTTTCAACGGTCTGTTCGTCCACAATGTCACCGTCAAGCACCGTTTTCACATCAAACATCTTTTCATTGTCAGCGTTCTTCTGAATAACGATTTTCACATCATTGCCACGAACGCCGGAATAAAGGGCTTCTGCGAAAGTATTGCTTGCCTTTGTACCCCCGGAAGTCAGCTTGTACGCATAAAGGGTTTTGGTGTTCTGAAACAGATCACGAAGCCCCTTCATCTTCTCATGGGTATAGCCGTAACCAAAAATTTTCAGGGTGTTCTTCTGAAAATCGCCGTTGGTTACTTCAAAAATTTCACCATCCACACCCCAATCAAGTTCAAGGGGCATCGTTGCGATACCTCTTTCAGAAAGGGTTGCAGAAGCGGAAGCTGCCGAAACAAAGTTGATATATGCACCCGGCAACTTTTTGTTCTGAACCACAAAAGTTCCACCGCCTAAAGCCATATTATTTCACCTGTCCTTTCATGTAGTTTTCAATCATTTCTTCCACGGCATTCACCGTGAAAGTAGCTGTGTCAGGGTATTTCATCAGAAGGGCGTTCACAATGTCCTTTCTGCCCTGAAAACGCTTTGCGGAAAGCAACTGTTCTTTTGAAAATTTACTTTCAATAACAGCCGCTTCACCGTCAGCGGGTTTTGCGCTTTTTCGTGCTGCCATTATTTCACCTATCCTTTCACGGAAACGCTTTCCGAAAGTTCTTCCATAGGAACGGTATCTTCCTTCTTGTAAACAAAGAAATCATAGTTCACAAAGAAATTCAAAACCCCGTCCACCATTTCAGCATTCATTTTTGTTCCCCGTACCAAATCCCCGGAAACGGTGATATACTCAAGGCAATCAAACAGCCGTTCCGAAACGGCGTTGCATTCCTCTTTCTTGCGGTCTTTGTCAACCGGGAAATACTGAATACACATTTGATTGGTCTTGAAGTACCGCTTCCCAAGAAAAACACGGTTCGTTGGGTTGATACAGAACACAAAAAAACAAGGCTCTTTCAAACCTTGTTCAATGCTTTCTGTATATGTGGTGTAGTTATCACCAAATTCAGCATTTAAGGAAATGCTGATACCTTCAATTATCGAATTTATCATTTCATGCACTCCCCTAAAAACTTTTTGATTTTGCTTTCAAGCACTTTCGGGGCTATGTTCTGAATTTCCTGTTCCGAAATCGTAAGCATGAACCGACCTTGAACCCACCCTTGATGATTGGCTGTTCGGTGTCCATACTCCACATAGGAAGCATATTCAACCGGGTTCACAATCTCAATCACAACGGTATTTCCAAAGTGGTTTATTTTCAGGGAATCAGCGTATGCTTTCGCATTGCCTTTTCCGCTGCCGCTTGCGGCTTCTTCATGGGTTGCGGAAGTCCAGCCCCGGCGAAGTGTACCGCCTTTTTTACCTGAACTTTTCGGGTATTGCCCGACAGGTGTTCGCTTGATAACTTTAGCAAGTAGGCGGGCGGCAAGTTCCTTTGCACAAGCATCAATGAACGCTTCAACATTGCCCTGCTGAATTTTGTTCAACTGCTTTTGAAGTTTTTTCAAATCTGCCGCCGTAAAACCGCCCATCTTACCCAATCAAGCCCACCCCTTAAACAGTTCAAGCATGATTTCTTGATGACTGGAATAAACAGCGGGTTCACCACTTGCGGAATATTCGGCTTTCCTTCCGTCCTGTTCCACTATGATTTTTGAACCCCCGTTTATCACGATTTCCGGCGATATGAATAACTTTGTACTTTGGGAAATTGCCGCCGCTGCATCTGTTTGAACAACGGCGTTCAACTTTTCAAAGGATAATTTGCAAGGCTGATTTTCAATCACGGTTACTTCTGATTTGCGGGTGATTTTGGTTACTTCATCCCGCATATCACGGCGTTCAACAATGGTGCAAACACTTTCATAGGTGCTTTCAATCGCTTTTCGTGCCGCTTTTCGGGCGGCTGCAACTGCTTTTACCATCTGATTTTCCTGTAACAAGAAAACTGATCTCTGCCGTAAGTCAGAAGATAGTTCAGGAAATTGTTCAATCGCTGTTCAGCGGTCAAACTTCCTTCCCCGGTTGCAAATACTGTGTTGGTGTCACCCGTCTGTATCTGCTTTACCGCAAAATCCAAATCAAGCCCTGCAATACTATCCGGCGAAAAGGTTTTCTTTGCCGTTAAAAATTCACCTACCGCCATATCAACAGCGATATTCACCAATCCGTCAGGTACAGAAGATACATTGCAATCATTCTTGATAGTGTTTTCCACCTTCTGAATAGAAAAATTCAGGATGATTTCATCACCATCCTGAATTTCATATCCGAAAGACTGCAAGCGTTCCTTTACCATATCCAGCATTGGGAATCACCGCCTTACTTAACCTTTGGAAACAATCTTGCAAAGTGCAATGGACTTGTGCGGGATTGCCTTGCTTTCATCGTTGATGATATTCCAGTTTGCACCCGTTTTCAGGTCAGCATTGGAAGCGGAAGCCGTGCAGCTTGCGGGCTTCTCAAAGGAAATACCATCCACACCGCAAATATAACGGTCACGAACATAAAGCGTATCCTGACCGCCGTTCTTCTCCGGGTTGCGGTTCATTTCGTAAGGGTTGGCATCACCAATATCATCAAGGATGATAGAACCTTCACCAAGAACATAAGTGGTATAAGCGGTGTAACCGTCACCCGCATCTTTGGAAGATTCAGCAACTTCCTTTGTCGGCATACCATCATCAATCAGGACTGCACGACCATTCCAAGTTGCAAGGGTAAGATCACGCTGCACACCGTCCGCATCGGTATAAGTCAGATACTTCAACAGACGAAGGTTTTCAAGGTTGGTTGCAACCTCGCTGTGCATGATAACCAGCTTGAAAATGTTCTTGTTATCGCCGCAAGCCCTCTGAATGGCTCTGTTCAGGGTGGAAGCACCAACAAAAGCGTTATCACCAGTGTTCCCGGT